CAAAAACAGTTTCGACCGGATCTGTTAGCCAGCCAGATCCGTCAAATTTTCGCATACAGAAAACTTTTTTCATTCGTGTGCGTCGTTTCTCGATCGTTTCACCTTCTTCGGCTAACGCATCTTCAACTAATTTGAAAGCTTCGTTATATTCAAACACACGACCCAACTTTGTTTCCACAATTTCAAATTCAATTTCTTTGCAGTAATAAAAATGGCCAATAATAACTTGATCCGGTTTATTATAATAGACGCTGTCATTATTATCGTCTGTGCTGACAGACTGTCCAGATCCTTCTGGAAATTCTTCGTAATAATTTTTGGTAGCAATGGCAGATAATAAAAAACCATATTTTGCGTCAGATCTATCGATCTTGTGTGAATTAGTGTCAAACCAGACGCGTTCGCAACTATTAAAAATCGGACTGATTTTTATTTCTTGATCAAAACTATTGCTGTTTACATAGTCTGTCTCCACCATCCAGTGATCGATACCGGAAGTGACCATGTTGCGCGCAGCATCAGAGTATATATGACGAGCTTCAGAAAGCCGTTCAATATTTCTGATGATGCCATCGATCAGTTCGGCACCTTCCTTTGTTGCTGATCCGTCGGCTGGAGATACTTTAATATCAAAGTCGCTATCGTCAAGATCACCAGCGATCTGATCAACGATCGGTGTTGTCTGGTCAAAAGTATATCTTGGTTTGCCTTGATTATCAGACCAACGATCCGGTTCCCACTGGCCATCTTGCTTTGTGATAAAAACAAGCGCATCTTTTGCCAGCGCGCGCATATCTTCTTCGGCATCTTGTGCTTCCTGCAAGCATTGATTTACGTCGTTAAAATCTTCATAATCCATAGTCTAGTTCCAATTAGTAAAATTAATATCAGCGGCAGCGTGGACGGCAGCCGGCTGATATAATGACATCATCACCGCGTCTGCTTCGTTCGGTGACTGAATGCCAAGCTTCTTCATGTCGTTTTTACTCATAATCTGCAATAAGCCGTTCGCGTTCGGCTTGGATGGTATTCGACACAATTGTGATCTCAGCCCAATAATATCATCAATACCGCTTGTATTCAAGCTTATCATATCGTCAGGATCGACATACAAATTTTTGGTTAACGCCAGATAACTGTTCTGCATCCGGCGCGCCAGCTCTCCATAATACTGCGCGCGATTATTTTTAAACGTGTCTTTGTAAGTCTGATTTTTATTTTTGCTCTCTGCATCACCGGCAGATTGTAAATAAATTTTGTTGGCGTTGTCTTGGCCTTTACCGCTCAAGCTGCCCTTAAACATGTGATAATTAATCGCGGTACCATCGAACGCATCTGACACTTGACGTTTCAGACCGGTTCCCATCCCGTCACCATCCCACACGAACCAGTCGCCGCGCTCGTTATATGCTATTCCGGTCGCCCAATCGCATACCTCGTCAATTTCGCCGGTCGACTTACTTCTAACTTGCTGAATGATGCTTCCATGACGAACCGCCAGACCGCCGGCATCACCACCGTCATCGAACGGATCGTGAGCAACAATTTTAGCACCATTTGGTATAAAGGCATCTGCAAATTTAGGATTGAGGTGCAAATCTTTACAAGCGTCAAACCATTCTGGTTGAATAATGCTGTCGTCGACCGTATCGTTGAAGTCACCTTCCCAGATCCAGTCATACTTAGCACGCGACATATTGCTCATATCAAGCTGTCTCAGCGCTTCCTGTGCGCTATTCCACCACGGATTATCACGCCAGTTCAGGACGGAGATCATATGCATATCGTCTTCATAATATCCGTGCTGATCTAATTCTTTCTTGAAGGGAATAATAAAGCGCTGCGAGAATGGATCTCCGGACGCTTGCGGGTTTGCTGAGAACCAGCATTCGGCGCCGGTCGTTCTAATAATCGTTGGTATTAACGTATCGAGCGAAGTTTCTGACGCGGTCTGCGCTTCTTCAAACCATGAGTATTTAAATCCATGAACAGATTGCAAACTTGTAGGATTGCGAGCAGCACCGATGTACAGTGTTTTATTTCCGGCTGGTGCAATGATCTGCTTCGCCTGACAATCCCAGCCAGTCAATCCAAGGCGAGTATTCACGCTCTCGGACATCACATTATGCACACTATCTTCAATAGATTTTTGGAACTCACGAAGGCACATAACCGACGCGCTTTCAGTGAGCATTTTGTATGTCAGAATATCCGCGATGCCAATCGACTTACCAGATCCTCGACCGCCAATCATAATCTTTAACGGTTTGTGGCACGTCAGAAATCGCTCTAATTTTTTGTTAACCTTGAGGTCAATCATTAAGTGGAGTGCCTTTTTTATAACCACCAGCGCCAAACGACAGTGCCGCGTCTTTATCTTTACCAAATGGAATAATTTCACCGGTCGCTTTTCCATATTCCATCGCATCAAAGGGATCATCAAAAACATGCAATTGTCCGTCAGACCGCTGCACAATTGTTGGAAAACTATACCAATCGCCATTCGCGTCAACTTCTGTCGCCATTTTATGAGTAGAAACAGAATTATCTGAATTAATAATTTTAGGCGCAAAAGGATCAAAAATGCGCTGCACAAAATTAAAATTTTTGTATTGATTAAGAATATTTGGGGATGCGATTTCTTTTAATTTATCTGCCATTTTTAATCATCTTTTTTTTCTGCATTAACAAACGTGACCTTCACGTCACTATCCAGCGGCGCGCCATCTTTACCGGTCGTCTCAGTGCGCTCAACATATCCACGATCTTTGCCCAAAGTTTTTAACGTGAAAAATATGCTGGCCGGATGCCGGTCAGAAACATTTCGCATAAGTCCACTTTCTGCAATGTCGATTAAATTTTCGCGCGCTTCATGGACAGCGTCGGCGATTTCTGGATCTCGACGCATGTAGGTCGTGATCGTGTCGCGATGGCAACCCAAAATATTTGCGGCGCCCAGCTTAGTGCCGGCCTTCGCCAAAGCCGCCACAACTTCTTTTTTGGTAAACTTTCTTGTCCCGCTGTTCCTGCCAGTTTTTTTACTCGCTTCAGCGAGCGCCGGCGGGATGGTTTTTTTATCGGTCATCTTTATTATTCCTTATATTCATAAAAGCTATTTTACTAAAATAATTTAAAAAAAACAAATTTAAATAGCAGATGTTGTTTTTTGTTTGGTTATTCGTGAAGATTTCTGGTATCATTTGAAACGATCGGTTTTTTTTGTTTCTTTGTTTCCTTTTCCGATCATGCGCTCTGGCTGGTTTTTTTTCCTCCTTTATTTGTTCCAGCCGGAGCGCTTTTTTTATTCTTCAAAATATTCATATTTAATCAAAATACTATCGATGATGCCGTGCATTTTTTCGACCGCGTCTGCCGGCGTTGTAGCGCGCAATAACCAAACGTCAAAACCAAGATCGGCCAGCACGTCGTGCCACGCGTCTTGAGCGTCTGACACTTTACCGGTGCCGCGCTTTAATTCCACGAATACCGTGAAGCCGCCGTGAACATAAACGCGCATGTCCGGTTCGCCGGTTTGCATCCCAGCGGCCTTTAATCGCGCACCAGTGGTCTTATTGCGTTTGCCGGCGTTCATATCACCAACGATGCGAAACAGATCTCCATGCTCTTTACGCTGTCGCATACGCATAATAATGGCTTGTTGAAGATCTTCTTCCAGCCAATTAATATCTTCATCATCCCAGTCGTTTTTAAGAAGCTTGCTCATTTTTTTCTCCAAGGGTTATGTTTGAGCCATGATATCAAAATTGTGCAACAGCGCAAATTGTTATTATATGCTGATTTAATTTTGATTTTATTTCGCCAAATTGAAAAAAAAGAAGCTTTTTAATTTCAATAACTTATGTCCAATTTTCGTATTTTATTTTTATTTTTCAAAATAGACCTCTTAAAAGACAAAAAGAGAGAGATTAATACTAATAGTGTGTGTATATATATATATATAATAATATAATATATAATAATATATAATATACTATATAGATCAACAACTTACATCAAATTCTTTTTTTTCAAAACAGTGAAATAAAAAGAAATAAAATAAAAATAATAAAGTTTATGTTTGACAGGGTATTTGTTGCCTGATAGTCTGTTTACACAAACAAACAAAACGGAGAAAACGAGATGGCTTACAGCACTGGAACAAAAAGAGATTGGCACTTGAATAGCTTTATTGATGATTTTATTGATTTTGCTGATTTATCTAAAGACGAAATTTTTACATTTGAGTGTCAAGTAGAGCTCGCAGAAATTGACCTTCGTTCAGAGGATAAGTCTGGTTCGGAAATTTTTAAAGAAGGTTATTATTATATAGCTTCGCGCCATGAAGGTGATAAAGGTGATCCAGTACCTACTTTTGAAGAAAGTTACTTATATGTAACAGAAAATCTTTATAATCAAATCAACGAATATATCGAAACTTAAAACTAAACCAAACGGAGAAAATAAGATGAGCAGATACGCACACACAACATTTCAAGAAGAACGTGACCATGATAATAGAGTTGCTTACGAAGCAAAATTAGCATTATGGTTGCAAAGCCACCCAGAAGTAGGGACTTTAAACAGAGGATCAAAGACAGTTTTCTACACTAACGATCCTTACGCAGAAATTGAAGCCTTCTCAATTTAATTTTATCAGGTAGCCATCGCAAGGTGGCTACTCAATAAGATTAACAATCTTAACCGGCAATCATGCCAAACAAAACGGAGAAACAAAATGAAAGCCTCAGAAGTAATACAAAAATTAGCCCTATCGATTGAGCTTCATGGCGACATGCCAGTAATGATAACTATTGAAGGTATAGAGCAAGAAGTTATGATTGTGGCTGCTTATAATGAACATGGAAATTATGGCACAGAAGAAAATCCAGCAACTTATGTTGTAATAAATTAAACAAAAACGGAGAACTAAAATGAGTAATTTTTTTGATCGTAAAGATTTAGGCGGCAAGCATCGTAAAATTTCACCAAATAGATATGTTTGGTGGTTCTTTGCGGATCGCAAAAATGGATGGTGTGCTACTATCCATGATCAGAATGGATATGAAATTGGTGACGCTTCTTATGCTGTAGATCAGTTTGAAGCAATCATCCAAGCGGTAAAAATGATGGATAAGGGAGAATAAAACGTGGAGGAAACAGCCCAAGCAGTTTTAAATCCAGAAGGGGAAGAGTGATGACTGAACAAGAAGCAATCAAATTAGTGGTGTCATTCTCAGGTGGTGAGACATCTGCGATGATGTCTTACATTTTAAAAAATAATAATAGGTACGATTGCAATTTTGTTTTTGCGAATACAGGTGCAGAAGATGAGCGTACTTTAAAGTTTGTTGATGAATGCGATAAGAGATTTGGATTGGGAGTGGTTTGGCTAGAGGCAGTTGTTCATCCAGAAAAAGGCGTAGGCTCTACATATTCAGTAGTAAATTACGAAACAGCTTCTCGTAATGCTGAACCGTTTGAGGAAGTAATAAAAAAATATGGAATACCTAGTAATGCGCGACCACTTTGCACAAACGAGTTAAAAAGAACCCCCATAAAAAAATGGCAGAAAGATCAAGGTTTAGGATTAAATTCTATTGCGATAGGGATTCGTGCTGATGAGATAGATCGTATTTCAATAAATGCCAAAAAACAAAAAATTATTTATCCTTTAATAAAATTAGGCATTAGAAAAAGAGAGGTTAAAGAATTTTGGGCGAAGCAAGATTTTAATCTTGGAATTAATGAGCATGAAGGGAACTGTGTTTGGTGCTACAAAAAATCAGATCGTAAGTTATTTACATTAATATTAGATCGACCAGAAATTTTTGATTTCCCTAAACGGATGGAAAAAGAATATGGACGAATTGCGGCAAAGCAGGAAGGTCTTGGACATAAATTTTGGAGAAATAACCGATCTACCGATGAAATGTTTGAACAAGCAGACCGCACAATTTTCGATAGATTTACAGAGCCAGATTGGCTTGCCCAAGGTGAATTAGATTTAGGTGGTGGCTGTGGTGAAAGTTGTGAGGTTTGGTCAGATGAATAAGTGTAAGCGATGTGATCAAAAATTAGAAGAATTTGATTATTTGTTGTGTAAAAAATGCAACCCATTAAGAAATAAAATTAAACTTTTAGAAAATTATAACACGACTAACACTAAATAAAAAAATAAAGGAAAAATAAAATGTTAGAAGCAATAAAATTAATTAAGGCTCATTTTAAAATGTCTTTACTCGAATTCATATTAGGAAGTGTCGGACTTGCTGCCTTCCTATTCTCAATAACAGTTTTGGTTCTACTAGGCGGGAGTTTAATTTAATGGCTGATCTTATAAAAAATCCAAAGCACTACTCACGCTTTAAAATTGAGCCGGCAGATTATGCGATGGACAACGAGCTGCCACATCACGTTGGCAGCATCGTCAAATACGTTACTCGCGCTGGCCATAAAATATACACAGACTG